TTTTTTTCCGAAAGATCATTTGCTTCTTTCTTGGTATCAATTTCTTCCTTTTTGTTAACAACGTTTTCCTTTGATGGATTTAATGTTAAATTTAAAAGTTTATTTTTAGATTCGAATTTATTATTTGTTGTGATTGTATTATCAACTTTGGATACATTTTCAATATTTTCAGTTTTAGTATCCTCTTTATAAATCTCATGTATTACATGCTTTATAGCGTCTTCTTTTTTTTGTTTTTCAACATTAAGATCAGCTAACTTTTCCTCTATCGATGATATTTGTTTGGATATTTTGCTCAACTCAGGAGTTTCACCCTTCTCCTCAACCTTTGTATTATAATCTTTTTTTAAAGATTCGAGATTTTGAATTGTTGTATTATATTCTCTTATGTGTTTTTTATTTTCGGATATCTGGTTATAATAATTGTTTATGGTTTTATCGTCAATATTGATATTGTCTTTTTTGAGCTGATCTTTTAAACTTTCCACTGAAAATTCAGCAGATTCTATTTTATTATCCAAACCTTTTTCATTTTCTGGCGAGATTTTATCATCATCGATTTTAATGTTTTCCGGTTTTTTATCAGATTCCGTATTTTCGGAATCCTTTATAGCAAACATTTTTTCCGGAGATTCGTTTTTCATTTATAATTATTTAGTTTCCAAAAATATTTCCAATTCTTTAGGACTCATTTCGTATATTTCCACCATCAAAAAATTAAAATTTTTCTTCAAAATTCCAATTTTTTTATACAATTTTTTCAAATCGGTTTTATATAATAATTTACAAAAATGAAAAAGACTATTATCAAAACAATTGAGATATGCCTTGGGAACACCTTTTAAGAAATCGGGAACATCATACATTTGAATTTTGTTTGAATATATGTGTTTTTCTATATTTTCATAACTCTCCCCAGTTTCCTCTATAATATCTGATGAATTATCATAATACAATTTACTAGGAATATTGAAACCATTAACTTCGTATTTTTCGCAATTATTGAGAAGCATTTTCAAAGATATTTCGTATACAACTGATTCCGCATTTTCATTTTTAGCCGATATTTTTAATAATGAACTTATATAAAAACGATACAAGTTAACTAATGTATAAAATTTATCCAGATTTGTTATACCATTTATAGTACCGATTGATTTTTCACATATTAGATCGAAAGTATCAGATATTCTAATATTGTCCGAGTTTTGTATATATGAATTTAATTGGAAAAAATCACCAAAAGACATTTTATTGATGTCTATATGTCTACTTTGACTCGGTAGATATGAATTAATATAAAAATCCATTAAAAGAATCCCGATATATTTTGTGCAAAATTACCAATGGACCCCTTATTTTGAAGTGGGCTGATTGATGGTAAATTACCATTAAAAGCCGATGAAACTTTATCTATTATACTCGGTAGGGGGAGATATAGTGCATTAGACATTGTATAATCGGTATATGTCCAAGTCGTAGTCATGGTCGGTGCGGAAGTGGGTTCATCATACTTCAATGTTTTAGCTGCAATAGAAGTTGGTGCGCAGTTAAAAAAAGTCCAAACTTTTCTAGGTATCATTGAAACATGCTGATATGTTCTAGTATATTCCATAACGTAAATCGTCGATTTCACATTTCTAGGATCTCTTTTCGAAATCGAATCATTTTCTCTTGCAACAAAACCAAAGTGTTCGGCAGCTATCAACCACGGTCTGATCACGAAATCAGTAAATGATGTATTTGTTTCCAAAAATTCAATAGAAAGCGTGTTTGAGAATTGTCTACCATCACTTAATACGCCTGGAAGAAAACCTCTCTGATTTGATATGTTTAAATTCTTGACTGCCATTTTTTCATCTGGAATTGTGACAGATTGAGCAAACAGACAACCATTTACTTTCTGAAAAGGATATGACGTTAAAAGGTTTTTGGCTTGGTTTATATCGAAGTTATTATAATCTCCACCAGTTCTTTCCAATCCCTGTAAAATATTGGTATTGATACATGATGGGAACGATTGTATTAATATAATCCACTGTGATTGTAGTGGCAGTGCAGTTAACCAAGACTCAAGTTGAGTTAAGAAATAATCTCTTGTCGATATAAGGGGCGTACCTTGTATATTGAAACCAAATAATTCACCGACTTGTGGTTGAGTTAAGGGATTTTTCCCAGTAAACAAACCAGTCGCATTGTTTAATAAACTACTCGTTGCACTACCGAAAGCATTGTTCAAACCATTTCCCATTTTAATTATTTAGGGGAAAAGATGTGATATTACTTAGTTGATACGTTTTTCCAATAATGGTATGCCAAAGTCACCGGAAAGTTCATGATATTACCGGCTCCCTCTGCCATAGTATATGCAATTGCACCAATATTTCTGATACTAACTCCGACCAATTGATATTGATTAACTCTTTCGAAGTTATTATCCAATTGAACAAGATCAATTGTTGAATTGGTAGTCGGTGTTAAATAATTTCCAGTACTATCAGCATCGTCAAAAGTGTCTCTGCTCCATTGTTCGAATTTTTGGCGAAGACCGGATTGGGCATCAGCATAGAAATTTATAATATAACCTGCTGATTCGGGATAAGTGGCAATTCCTGGTAAATTGAACTCTAACCCCATGTATTTGGTGCTTACATTTGAAATAGCCCTAGCTGGTAAAGATGCTGTTCTTGCATAAACAAGATCATTCTCATCAAATTTAGTTGTAGTTCCTTGTGGAGAAATACTCAATACTCTGAATTGAACGTCTCTCGTGAAATCTCTTTCAGATGCTACTCTGTAGAAGTCTTGAATGGTTTGTTTTGTAGCTGCCATAGTATATTAATTATTTAATGATTATGCTCCGATAATTTCATCGAAATTTGTTCCGGTTCTTGTTGCATAGAAGTTCACCAATATGAATTCAGCGGCTCTAACTGGTTGAATGTAGATATCGATTTTGAGTTCGTTATTATCTATGACATCGGGTGTATTGTTCAGTTCGGAACAAACGATTCTATAATCGTATAGACCTTCGGTATTTTTAGCATTTTCAAATATTGGGCTAAGAATATTAACAACCTGTGTTCTAGTAAACAATGTATTCGGTTCAAACACGAAGAACTTACATGTCTCTTTTGTGGATCTTTCAAGATTAAGGAACAAGCGCCGAACATTGATACGATCAAATGCCGATGGTTTTTTCAATAATGTCTTTTGACCAAATATAACGAATCCTTCATTCGGGAAGAATGGTACGGGATTTAGTGATATTTTATAAAGTTGATCCCGTTGTTTTTGTTTTGGATAAATGGCCAGATCATTTACACCAACTAATACACCACGGGTAAATCCAGCTGGTGCATACCATGGTTGGAAATTTGAATCAGTGTTTGCCATTGCAGCACATGCAAAACCGGAGAAAGGTATCCAGATCTGTCTGTTGGTCTGAGGGTCTAGTACTTGTGCCCATGTTGCATATGTTGTGGCATAAGAACAATTTGTTGTGGCAAATTGATGACGTAGGGGCCAATATATGTGTTGTGAGAAGTTTGTCGTATTATATCCTGGATCTAATGGATTTGGATCTATACCAGCATTTGGTGACCAAAGTTTCTTGGTATTGATAACCTTGCTATTTTGACCCTGAACAAAAATATTTCTGATAGGATCAAGGATAACTAAGAAATCTTTTCTAACCTTTTCAGCGTAATTTACAAAAATATTAGAAATTGAAGTGTAATTGGCTCTTACTCTCAAACCAGAAGCATCTAAATTTTCCAAGTTGGTTGTATAGAATGCGGACAATGCATTGAGTGGTACACTTTCAACATATTCACCAGCCGATTGGTAGTCACTTGTTGTTGCACCGGATTGTTCCAATGCATTAACATAAATTGTACCCAAGCCAGCCTCTAGTGCAATATCAATTGGATATAGCTCGGAACTTTCAACGAGTTCAAATGCACGATCAAGTTTTTGCGGTAATGCACCGATTGTTTTGTTTACTGTAACGGTATTGCTGTAGACACCCAATGGGAATAGTGCATCAGCATATCCGTATGTGGTTGCAATGCTCGCAACAGTTGCTGAAGTAGCGCCAACTCTTGTGACATAAGACTGATTCGTATCGACATAACCAGCTCCGTTGAATGGTGTCTCCAACGATTTTGTTAAAAAACGAACTTTTTTGGTTGGAATGCCCGCATCACTCAACCAAGTATTTTGGAATCTATTGCTGATATATGGATTTACCAAAACGTCAATGTTAACCGAATCATCTACAACTTTTGTAATGTCGAAAGTTCTTGGTGCTCCACCGTTTTTATCACCAACTTGTCTATGGTAATCGAGTGATCCAGTATATCTTTCGGTCAATACATAATCGAGTGAAATGGTGTCTGGTGTAAATATGCTTTGACGGAGTTTGAATACGGCGAGACAAGCAGTATCTTGAAAAGACTTGTCCGCAAGGTCAAATTCCGAAAGATTTTCCATTACTTCGGATACGGATGATCCGTCGCCAAATTTTGTTGCAGAAAGTGTGAAATTTAAACGTGCCTTGGGAATTGTTGTATAGTTTGATATCGAATCCAATGAAGATTGTATAC